TCAAACCCGCGCATCAGCGCGTCGGTCAGCGATTCCGTGATCTGCTTGCTGGTCTCAACCCAGGCGTCGCGGGCGTCCTTGGCCGCCTGGACGTGGATGCCCTGCTCCTTGAGCGCGGCCAGGTCGCGCAGTCCTTGCGCCTGGTCCTTGTAGGCCTGCACGACGTCAGCGCCGAGCATCGCTTCCTCGGCAAGCACGGCCTTGCGGTCCAGCGCCGTGGCCGTTTCCAGCATCTTGGCGATCCGCAGGCGCTCGACGGCTTCCTTGCCGAGTTCGATTTCGATGTTCGACTCGCGCTGCTTCTCAGCTTCCTCGACCAACTGACGGGTGGTCTTTTCCATGGAATCGCGCCAGTTGGCGTTTTCCTTGGCGGCTTCCTCCATCAGCTTGTTCTCGCGCTTGATCTCCTCGTTCACCTGTTCGGTGGCCAGCAGTTGCTCAAGCGCGGCCGTGACCTGGCGCTTTTGTGCGTCGGTCAGCTTCAGGGTTCCGTTTTGGATGTCCTGCATGACCTTGAGCGCGGTCTTTTGCGCGTCGGTCAGCTTCTCGGTCTGGCCCTGCTCGGCCAGCAGCACGCCGGTCTTTTCCTCGATGCTGCCGATCAGCTTGTCGTAGGCCTCTTGCAGCTTGCGCTGCTCGTCGGCCATCTTCTTGGTCTCCTCGTTGACGATCGGCGCGTTCTTCTTCGCAGCGCCGGCCATGGCGACCATGGTTTCCATGGACGTGCCACCGGTGTCCGACCATGCGCCTTCGAGGTTCTTCAGCGCGCCGACCCAGTCCTTCTTGACGTCAGCGGCCCATTCCTCGCCGATCTTCGCGGCTGCCGAAAAGTCGCCATTCATCACGGCCATGATCTGGGCGGCGGCCGCGCCGATCGTCTTGCCGACCGTGGAGAACGCCTCGATGACCAGGATGGCCACCGAATACAGCGCCTTCAGGCCGAAGCCCAGCGCGTCGGCGATGCGCTTCAAGCGGTCGCCCTCGGTCATGGTGGTGAAGAACTGGTCGGCCAGATTGGTCAGCGTCGGCAGGATCTGCGCGGCGATCTGGCGGCCGATGCCGGCCATGCCCTGGCCCATCAGGTCGATGGTGTCGTTGAACTTCTCGGCGTTCTTGGCCGTTTCCTCGTCCAGCGTCAGGCCGAGCTTGCGGGCCATGGCGTCGAAGTCATCCAGCGCGGCAGCGCCACCGTTCAGCAGCGGAATAAGGTCCGCGCCGGACTTGCCGAACAACTGCACGGCCAGCGCCGTCTTGGCCGCGCCGTCCTCGTACTCGGCAAACTTGTCCGCGACCTCGCCCAGCACCTGACGGGTGGATTTCAGCGACCCGTCCGTGTTGCGGGTGCTGATGTTCATCGCCGTCAGCGCGTCATTGCCGCCAGCAATGGCAACAGACAGCTTGCTCATGCTGGACTGCAGCGCGCCGGCCTCCAGGCCGGACTGGCGGAACGCAAGCTGCAGGCCCGCCACCTGGTTGACGGCAAGGCCGGCTTTCTGGGCCAGCTTGGACGTCTCGTCGGAGGCGTCGATCGCGCTCTTGATCCAGTTGGCGAACGCAGCCACGGACAGGCCAGCACCGAGCGCACCGAGCGCGGCCGTGGCCGCTGACGCGGCCTTGCCGATCTGGGCCATGGTGCCCTCGACGCTCTTCCGGGCTTTGTCCATGTCTTGCTGGAGGCGAACGATGTTCGCCGCCATCTCGATCGTCAAAGTCCCTACGGTTGTGCTCATGTGCGTTTCGCCTGAATGAATGCTTTGAAAGCGTTGGACACCTTCTTGCTCACGACCTCGCGGTCAAAAATCGTCACCGGGTCTCCGTATGGGGGCGGACACTCCGGTTTCTCGCTTTCGTGAAGTTGTTGCAGGTAGGCCTTGGACATCTCGCGCAGCGCGTGAAATTCCCATGGCTGAAGGGCTGCGCCCGAACAGTCCATCCAGGCCTTGACCTCGGACGCGGACAGTGGCGATTGGCCCATGGCACCGGTTTCGGCAATGCCGATCGCCTGCCAGTAGGCCACCAGGTAGCCGGCATCGCCGATGTCAGGCATCAGCGGCGTGCCGCCACGCTCGACGATCTCCTGACCCCTGGTCCTTTCGGAGATCACCGTTCGGCTCGACACCGAGCCGGGTTTCTCAGGATGGCGCGGCCGCGCGTTGAACCACGCGAACTGCCGCGCGTAGATGGTCAGGTCTTCGAGGACCCCTGCGTAAAATTTGCCCAGTCACCGATCGCCTTGTTCACCTGCTCGGAGATGAAGCCGATCGCGGTGTCCAGGTACGCGGCCTTGAACATCTCGTAGCCGGTCAGGTCCTTGTAGGTGAACCCGTTGAACGACACGGTGCAGGAGGCCAGGAACTCGGCGTCCAACTCGCGCTGCTCGCCGTCCTTCATCTTCTTGCCTCCCTTCTTCACGTACTCCAGGATCGCCCGGTTGCGGACGCTCTGGGCGCGGTGAAATTGCTTCGAGCCGGGGCCGTAGACCGTCACCGACAGGGTGTCGCCCTTGTCGTTGGTCAGCGGATCGCCTGTGGGGCTTTCCAGTTCGATGATGGTCGTGTCCTTGACGGCCAGGGTGGAGATGTCAAACATGGTGGTTTCCTTTCGCGGGGAGGGAGAATTGCCCGTGCCCGACCCGGCCTCTCCCCGCGAAGGAAGAGAACCGGGCCGAGTCGGTGCGCGTTTAGCCACGGATGGCATTCAGTTAGGCCGACAGCACCTCGACGATGCCGACACCGCTGGATGATGTGGTCAGTTCCAAGGTGCAGGTCGCTGTGGTGATGGAGTCCACCGAACCGACGCCGACCTTGAAGCTCATCGCCATGGCCTGGAAGTAGTACTTGTCGCCGTTCTGGGTGGTCACCTCGAAGCTGTAGGGGCTGTCAGAAAGCGAGGCGGCCTTCATTAGCACCTGGCCGGCGTCGTCGGTGTCGAGGCCGAGCGTCAGGTTCATGGTGCCTTCGTTGAAGGAACCCTTGAACTTCTGCGTGCCGCGCGTGCCGACAGGGTTGTGAGTGACCAGCGCGAACTCGCGGCCAAACTCGCCGAAGTCGGTGATTTCGCCGACAGCGGTGAATGTCAGCGCGGCGTAGCCGGTGCTGTTGAAGGTGGCGGGAGCAGCCGACGAAACTTTGAGAGTTGTGCCAGCAGATGTCCTTACGGTCATGGCTTTTTCCTTTCAGAAACAAAAAAGCCCGCGTCTGCGGGCGAACATTTGCCGGCCAAAGCCAGCGGGTTGCCGTTCTCCGAGGATTACTCGTAGTACTGCAATATGTAATCGGCCGGCTGGGTCCAGATGCCGGTCTCGATGTCCTTGTCCACCGGGCCGAGCATGTCCAGGCGGCACGACACGATGGTCTTGCCGGCGGCCGTGGTGTGGTGCTGGAAGTCGAGCGCCGCGCGCACGGCCGCATGGATCGACTTCACCTCCGCGATCGACAGCGCCAGCGGGTTGATCTGCACCCGCGCGCGCGCCATCGACTGCGGCTCGTTGAAATTCAGGTTCGGCATCGGCACGGAGTCGATGACCTGGTACACAAGCGCCGGCGGCTTGGTGTTCTGCGGCAGTTGCGACAGCGCCCGCTTGGTGCCCACCAGCGCGGTGACGGCAGGCACGTTCAGCAGCGCCGCGACGATCAGTTCGGCGTTCATTTCTTCGCTGCCTCCTTGGCCAGTCGCTTCTTGATGTACTCGGCCATGGCATCGATCGCGCCGGTGTGGCCGCCATCGAGCGCAGGCCGCATGAACGGCTTTTGCGTCGCGCCGGGGTGATCCACCACCTCCTTGGCCATGCCGGCGAAGAACAGGCTCTTGCGGTTCTTCGGCTTGATGAAGTGCTGCGCCGTGCCGAACTCGACCCACTTTGCGTAGAACGCCTTGCCGCCGCCCGCGCGGATCGTGGCCGACACCTGGCCGCGCTTGGACCGGGTGCTGACCTTGATGCTGTCGCGCAGCGCGCCGGATTTGACCGGGGCCAGTTCCTTGGCGCGGTCCTCGATGACCTTGGCACCGACGCGGATCGCTCCGCGCATGATGTTGGCCTCGATCTTGGCCGGAAGCTCATCCAACTGGCGCTGCAGGTCGGCGAGACCGTCGATTTTCAGGTCCACCGCCATCAGTCCGCCCCGGTCTCGATGCAGTCGAAGATGATGTACTTGCGGTCATCGTTCTGGTCCATCGACGCAGTGATCTGTAGGACGCGGGTGCCGTAGACGATGCGCCAGGCATCGGCGGCCACGGCCGGCAGCAGGTCGGTGCGGTAGCGCACCTGCACGGTGTGCGTCAGCGTCGATTCCACGGCCATCGACCGCATCTTTTCGCGGCCACCGATCGGGCGCACGTCGGCCCACACAGTGGCGATGTCGGTCCAGCCGGCGGACTCCTGGCCGTAGTCGTCCAGGGTGGCCGAACGGCGCTGGATCGTGATTCGACGGTTCAGCTTGCCTGCGCTCATGAGTAGTCGATCACGCGGTGCGCGGCCAGCAGGTTGGGCACGAAGTCCTGGGGTTCGACGCGGCGCTCGGCGTCCGCTTCACGGTTCGCGTACAGCGTCCCGATCCGCAGCAGCATCCAGGCCTTCACGCCCTTGGGCGCGGTCTCGCCGCAGGTCACATCGATGCGGACCACCTCGCCGAAGTCGCCAGTGGTCGGCACGTTGAAGTTGTCCCGGTAGAACACATAGGCCGGCACGGCCTTGATGATCTCGTACTCGTCGCTGCTCAGTTGCTGCCAGGTGCCGTCCTGGTCGCGCCAATACAGCGTCGCAGATGCAACGGTTCCGCAGCTGTGCAACTTGATTCGTTGGAAACGATCAAAGTACAGCTTCCAGGTCTGCGCGCCGAATCGGCGTCCGCAAATGGCCTCGGCCTCGTCGCGGGCCACACCGATCAGAGAGGAGATGTAAGTGTCCTCGTCGGAGTGGTCAACACGCAGATGCGCCTTGGCCTCGACCAGCGTGATTTGTTCGCTCAACGCAGGCGTGATTAGCTCAGACCTGACCCACATGGCTTATTCGGCTTGGGCGGCTGCGATGGCGTCGGCGTTGGTGTCCACCATGCCGTCTTTTTCTGCCTGCTTTGCCACATCGGTGGCAAGCTCGACGACTGTGTTGCACTTGCCATAGGCGCAGTCAAGCAGGACACGTACCTTGACGGTCTTGCCCTTTTTCACATCGCCCTTTGGCGATTCTGCGGCGTCTTGTTCTGCCGCGTTAGTTTCTGTTTTTGACATTTGATTCCCCAACAAGTAATGAAAAACGCCCCACGGTTTTTGCCGTGGGG